ACCTTCCCTAATGGTTAAACAACGCTAAACAACGAACCCCACTTAGAAATAAGTGGGGTTTTTTCTTTGTTAAATCTATTTATATTGTACGATGATTAAGCTAACTGACTTATTATTAGAAGCACAATTGCCTTCTAGTGAACAAGATATGGATTTTTATGCGAAAAAGTATAAGAAAACCATTGATTATTTAAGGAATAAGAATAAAGTACTATTATTGACTACCAGTAATAGATGGTCACAACATAAAGAAGATGTACCTAAAAGCAATCAACTAGCTACTAAAATTCAAGATTTATTGGGTAAAGAAAAGGTGACTCTTATAGACACTACCAAACTAAATATATTTCCATGTGAAGGTAATGTAAGTAGCAATAGAGAATTTGGTGGTAATCATTGTGGAACTGCAAAAGCATTATTAAAAGATAAAGAAAAGAATCCAAGTGGATATCATCGTTGTTGGGCTAGTATAAATGAAAAGAACGATGAATTATGGAAAATAAGTAAAGAATTATTTGAAAGTGATACCGTTTTATTTTTTGCTAGTATAAGATGGGGACAAGCAAATGGATATTATCAAAAATTAATTGAAAGATTAACTTGGATTGAAAATAGACATAGTAATTTGGGAGAGAAAAATATAGTAAAAGATATTGATGCGGGTTTCATTGCAACTGGACAAAATTGGAACGGTAAAGATGTAACTGAAACACAAAAAGAAGTACTTCAATTTTTTGGATTCAAAACACCAAATGAATTGTTTTGGAACTGGCAATTTACTGATAATACATTGGATGAAACAACTCGTTCATATAATAAAGCTATAACTGTATTTGATAAAACATTTTTAAAACCATATGATAAAGCTGAATAACTTAGAACAATTTTTGGTATCTAATATATTGATAAACGAAGCAACTCGTATAGATCATGCCGAAGATTTAATTTTTTGGGAAGGATCAAAAGGAGCAATTCGTTCCATTAAAAGTTTTATTGAACTAGAACAAGGGGGATATAAAAACGTTACATTGAAATGGGATGGTTCTCCTGCAGTTGTATTTGGCAGAAACGATGAAGGTAAATTTGTATTGACAGATAAAAGTGGATTTGTTGCCAAAGGTTATAATGGTAGACCAACTTCTCCAGAAGAATTGGAACAAATGTTTTTGAATAGAGGTAAGAGTGTTAAAACCGATGAATATAGATTTTTCGTTCAAAATATGAAAAATGCATTTTCAATATTTGAATCTGCGGTTCCATCTACATTCAGAGGTTATTTTAAAGGAGATTTATTATACTTTAATACGCCATTAATTGAAAATGGACGATATGTATTCAAACCAAATATTGTAACTTATGCAGTTGATATTAATTCCGAGTTGGGACGAAAAATTGCTCAAAGCAAAGCTGCGGTTGTAGTTCACAGAGAAGTAGATAGTTTTGGAAATGAAACTGCAATTACAAATTACAATATATTTCAAGGTAAACAATTATTGGTAATACCACCTATATCTGTAAATAATCCACCAGATGTAAATGAAAAAAGATTAAAAGATATTATACTTTATATAGGTAAACATGCTAGAAATATAGATGATTTCATTAATCCTTCTAAATTGGCTAGTATGAAAATGACTAATTTCCCGGATATTTTATATAAATATTTGAACAGTAAAGTTGATACTGGATTAGTGAATATTGGTGACGATTTTATACAATGGGTAGATCAAAGTAATCTTACAGGAGCGATGAAGAAAAAGATTACTGATTATGTTAGCAGTAATCGTGACGGATTTGAATCTTTATGGAAAGTAGTTGTAGAAATAATGTCAGTCAAAGAAGAAATTATCAATCAAATAGATAATCAAGATACTGAAATTAAATCATATATAGGCAATGAACCAGGAGGTGAAGGTTATGTATTCTCTCACCCAGACGGTGATATTAAGTATGTTTCTCGTTCCAAATTCAGCGCAGCAAATAGAGCTGCACATAAACAACCTATTGATGAAGGTGGTTGGTTAAAACCAGAATTAACTTCCAAAACCGTTTTATCACCAGATACTATTGAAAAAGCGACGGAAAAGTTCAAATTTTTTTTGGATGATTTAAATAAATTTTTAAGTAATAAACAATTGCCTGAAATCAAAGACTATCAAGTATTAGGTTCTGCTGGGTACTATAAACAAGATAAAGAAGATAAAAAAGAAGTTACTTATGGTGATATAGATGTAATGGTAGTAATACCTATTGAAAGTACAGAAGAAAGCAGTGATAAAAAGAAAGAATATATCAAAACTGTTATTGAATTTATTGAAACAAGTGGTCAAAATTATATTGATGTTGAAAGTGCAAAGAGATCTGACGGTAAACAAATTATAATTAAAGTTGACGAAGACAATTGGGTTCAATTAGATTTATTATATACTACCAAAGTATATAAAGATTGGTTTGCTGCTAGATTTACTCCTGAAAGAGGTATAAAAGGATTTACAATGGGTGGAATGTATGCTGCATTAGCAGAAGTTCTTAACATAAGAATTGGTGATACAGGTGTACGAGCTAAATTTAAAGATGGTAAGATTGTATCTCCAATGTTGAGAAAAGATGTAGTTGATAAATTAATATCTAATAGTCCAACTACATTTTTAAAAGATTTAGCAGACTTTTTAGCTGACTTGTTTAGTAAAAAAATTACTATAATAGATCCAAATTTATCTGCGCATAGTGGTGTAAATCCAAATAATGTTAAATTAAAAGATTTAACAACAGGTGTTCTTGGATTTGCAAGAACATTAGATAAGAATGGTATTCTTTCTGATTTAGGGTTTGATTATCAATCATTTATTAAAGCTATAAAAGACAAATATGCAGAAAAAATGATTGAACAATATGCAAAGAAAGAAAAGAAAGCAACTACACCCGAAACTCAAGCATCAATTGATAAAATTAAAAAACACGCCGACTTGGGAAACAAAATCGTCAATGATATATTAAGAGAATTTTTAATTACTGAAGGTGGCAATGCTGTAGCTGCAAATAGTAATTTACCAAAACAATATTTGGATTCTACTGTAAAAAATGGATTTAAAATATGGAATCTTGATTCATTAAAATACGAAATAATCGGAAACAAATCAAAACCAATATTGGGTGACATTGACATTGCAGTATCTACAGAACAATTAAATCAATTACTTGGTATTGATTATGATTATGATAAAAAGACATTTTACGAAAAATTAAAACAACATATAGAAGCAAATGTTCCACCAAATATTCCAACACCTGCTTTTAAAATAAATACAGGATTAGATCAATTACATTTGAATGTACCTATTATAGATGAATATGGTAATCCTGTAAAATCTACAGAAATGACAAGTGAAGATGGATATGTACAGATTGATTTAATGATTGGCGATTTAAATTTCATGATTAAGGCTTTATCTGGAGCACCAGAATCAAAGTACAAAGCTGCATTAAGAAATATTCTATTAATGAATATTATGTCACATAGTTATGAACCCACCGAAGATCCAAATAAGATGAAGAGATATCAAATTAATTGGAAAAAAGGTCTTCAAAGTGCAGATGTTATAACAAATCTAAAGGGTAAACAAGAAAAACAAAATATAAAAACTGTTTATACTGACATGGATGATGTTGCTGAATTTTTATTTGGCAAAAATGTAACATTTAATGACATTAACACTTTAGAAAAACTAATTAAATTAGTGAAAGGTAATACTTTTCGTTATAAAAACAAAAGAACTGATATCTTAGATGATTTCAAAAAGGAATTAGACAGATTAAAAGTAAAGTTATGAAAAGAGCAACAGGAAAAAGCAATCTCGACATAGTTAAAGATTATGTTGAGGGAAACCGCCCATTTATTCAAGTTGGTTATGATCCTAACTTGAACAACAGTAAAAGAAAAGAAGGTGAAGAATGGGAAGATGGTCAAGGAAATAAATGGGTTTGGAAAAATGGAAGTAAAAGAAAAGTATCCAAACTCGGACAAATAAAAATTGATCAAAGATGTAGTATCTGTAATGCAGATATGAAATTTGGCAATTATTTAGATGATAGATTTTATCCCAAAACAGGCAAGTGTTATGATTGTAGCATTTCATTTGATAGCAAATTGAAATCGTTGGGGGTATATGCTGATTATGAACGATATAAAATCTATAATAGTATGCTTTCTGAAATGAAAGATTTTAAGAAAAATATTACTGATAGCATTGAATATTTAGAAAAAAATCCAGAAGAAAAGTTACAATTTTTTAATGAAGATGGAAGTCAGGAATTCTGGACTGATAATACAAATCAAATACAAAAAGTATTGTCTGATCTAAAAGAAGATTTGAAAAATGTTGACGAAAATATTTCAAAGGCAAATGAAGAATTGGCCAAATTAAATTATAATTCTGAAATTGAAACTAAAGCCAGACAAATGGTTTTGGATAGATTAAATCAATGAGTACACCAAAAACACTTAAAGAAGTAATTAAAGAGGAATATAAGAAATGTCTTGTAGATCCAATTTACTTCATGAAAAAGTATGTTAAGATTCAACATCCTATTCGTGGAACTGTAAACTTTGATTTATATCCATTTCAAGAAGAAGCTTTAACAGACTTGGTTGAACATGATTTTAATATCATATTAAAGTCTAGACAAATGGGTATTAGTACATTAACCGCAGCATATAGTTTGTGGTTAATGGTATTTCATAAAGATAAAAATGTTCTTTGTATTAGTATTAATCAAGAAACATCTAAAGAAATTGTAACCCGTGTAAGATTTGCGAATGACAATCTTCCTTCTTGGTTAAAAGTAAAAGAACAAGAAGACAACAGATTAAGTTTAAGATTGACAAATGGTTCACAAATTAAAGCTGTTTCATCTGCCGGTACATCAGGTCGTTCTTCTGCATTGTCATTGTTGATTATTGACGAAGCTGCATTCATTGATAACATTGAAGAAATTTGGTTGTCCGCTCAATATACATTAAGTACTGGTGGTAGAGCAATCATGTTAAGTACACCAAATGGTGTTGGTAATTTCTTTCATCAAACTTGGGTAAAGGCAGAAGCCAAAGAAAATAAATTTAATACAATTAGACTTCCATGGCATTTACATCCAGAAAGAGATCAAGCTTGGAGAGATAAACAAACCGAACTATCAGGTGTAAAAGGTGCAGCACAAGAATGTGATTGTGACTTTGCAACTACTGGTAATGGTATTGTTGATGTTGCCACAATTGATTTTTATAAACAAAGCAAGGTAAAAGATCCAATTGAAATGAGAGGATTGGATCATGGTTATTGGATTTGGGAATATCCAGATTATAGTAGAAA